ACTCTTCCGGTAATTCCTTGTCTTCGTAGTTATCGGCAATGTAGGCACGGAGTTCCTTTTTGAGGTTCATCAATGTAGGATAACCGCCTGCTTTCTTTTCCGTCTTTGTTGGCTCTTCTTTCGGTTCCTCCGTTTTCACCTTCTTTGTCTCGGGGGCTTTTTTAGGAGCTTTCCTTTCCTTGATTTCGTCCTCTTCCGGAACCAATTTGTCAAGTTCTTCGAGTTTGTTCAAGAATACGTCGTCCTGGAAAATACCGTATGATTGTTCCTCGTCGATTCTTTCCAATCCTTCCAACTGAATATCCCAGTCTTTGCGTGAAAATACGTCCACATACATATCATCCAGGGTAGGGAGTTCTTCCATAACACCGAACACTTCGTCTGATACACGGTTTTTCTCAAAGAAATCGTCCCAAGTCTGGCGCTTATTAGCATCCGGCATTCCACAAGAAATGTTAAAATCCTTTTTCTTGTTTTCGTCTGTAGTAACATTGATAATCAACGGATAGCCTTCGTCCGGGTCAGAAAATATGTCAAGATTAATAATACCCTCGTCAGAAGCGCATGCGCGCTCCATAGAAATGTTCTTCATTTTCTTCCACCAATCCGGGCGCAAATCAAGACGGTACACGTCGTTTTCGGCCCATACATAAGTCACATAGTTAAGCATGGCCTTCATGCCCCATACCCACTGTTTCTGCTTGTTGCGGTAACCGCTGATGGGATAAAGGAATTTTGCACGTTCGTCCTTGTCCTGGATATCATTTGCCAGGTTATACACATGACTGATATAGGTTAATACTGCATCCTCACCGTTCATCCGGTTGCTGTGGATATCAGAAGTAAAGACGTCTCTTTGTCTAATTTCCTTCTTTCCGGTGTCTTTCCCGTCCTTGTCATATACCGCATACTCAATAGGCAGTTTAACCGTCTTTCTCGGCATATAGGGTTTCCCTGTCAACGACGGCAATACGCGCAATACATATCTTCCGTCTTCGTTCAGATTAAAAAATGAGGCTCTGCCGCCTTGTCCAAAACCACTGCCCATTGTTGCGGCTGCTTTTCCTACTGTTTCATCAATTGATTCTACACTCGCTTTCTTGTACTTACTTCTGTCAAATGCCATAACACAAAATTTTTAAAATTAATAATCGGTTTTCACTATCTTAAAAGTATTTATTTTTCCTTCAATAAGCTCTTTTTCAAAGTCTTGCGGTACAATCTTTGGCAACAAATTGTTAAGTTTCTTGTCCTTGCTTTGTACTGCCCAAAATAGGGTGTCTAACTTGTCTCGCTTCGATTCTATCTCAATAAGATTCATCAGATTTTTCTGATACTGTTCATTGAGTAATATAGCATCCTCCAACCCTTTTTCAGTCAGCTTAAAAGATTCTCCATCAATCGTTATTCTTCCTCCATTTGTAGCCGCTTCCCTCCTTAATTTCTTCCTCAAATTAGCTGCAAACACATCGCAAAACAGTTTCTCTTCCTTCGCTTTCTTCTCATATTCAACCTTCATCAGACCGACTTTATTAAGCAATCCAGATACCGTTACCGCCTCTCCATAAAGATTCGAGTAATTGATTGTCGTAACATCATCGAGTTCTATCTCCTCGTCCTTGTCCGGTGATACCAAAACAACGGTCTTGGTACCGATTTCTACCATAATTTTCATATCAAAAATATTTTACGTCAATACTGTAAACAATGAATTAACATTCGCCTGCAAAATATATTCTCCTCTGAACTTATCCCACACAATCACGCCATTAACCAACAAAATGTTCTTTTTACTACCCCTTAAAAACTCTCCGTATTCTTCAAACAATTCTGGAAAAATCGTTACATTTATAAACTCGTAATTACTTTCCAATACTATAGTGGCAAATATGCCCTTCTTGCTTTTCCTCTCTATTATTTCAATCACATAACCGCCTATCACGGCACGACGGGTTTTCTTGGAATTAATGTCCCAAAATTTTATCTGAGACACGTCCTGGAACTCCGTTTCGTCATCTAATTTAGGCATATGATATTCATTCACCAAATCATAATAATCAAAAAATGCAAAACCGGACGTTCTTTTTTGCTGCAACAGCCACCACCAATTATTACGTTCTTTGCGAACTTTCATAATATTGGTAAGTAAATCCTTACCCTCCAATACTTTGACCCGTTTATTCTCACGATATATCTCAATAAGCGCCAAACGGTCTTTCGGTTCCTGGATATTCTCTAATTCGTCAAATGCGCCTGCAAATATCAAGTTCTCAATGACAGATTTATTTACCGGACTGCCTTTAATCACACATCGGTCTATAAATTCCTCCAAGGAGAAAAACGGACCATTCTTCTTTTTCTCTTCCGATATATATTCCTGCGCCCTTTCTCCGCATTGCTTTACTGCATTGAATGCCCAGTACATGCTGCTTGTCCGGTAATCGGACACGATATTTACATCTGACTTGTTGATGTCTACCGGATGTATCTTTATCTCACCGGACTGCTGTATTTCGTTTACATAATAGGGTATCTTTTCGTCCTTCGCAAACGAGAATGTAGCACTCCAATACTCAATAGGATAATGTACTTTAAGCCATAGGCATATATAAGCGGTCATACCATAACATACGGAGTGACTGTTACATGTTACGACACCTTCCCCAGTGACAAAGTTATGTTCCGGGTGGTCTATCTCAACATCATAGGTCGGTTCCACATCCATCACATAAGCAAAAACGACTTCCACATTTACCCTCATGCCATGTTTATAGGTATACAACACATCTCCCTTTCTTAAAAGGAAAGCGTATTTATGTCCTTCCGGTGTAGGGAATTTATGGTTTCCGGAACATCTCACTGTTGCCCCGTCGCTCGTTTGTATCTTATAGATGAAGCGTTTCCCTGCATATCTTATTCCCTTTACTTTGGTAGGAATAAATTCACCGTACTTTCCCATCGTTACTGCTGGAATGTCCTCAACTCCTTTTTCATACAGTTCTTTGATTGTTAATTCATTAGGGTAAATCTTCTCGTCTCCATGCAAGCACTTATTAAACGAATATTTCGCAAACTCCTCCATCTGTTTCCAAAGATTTTCCGCATATTCTTTTGTAACTCCTTTAGAACCGTACTTCTTTACATACCCGTTCACGAAATCATCCCCGTACTCCTTTGCTTTCTGTAATAGTTTTTTACCTAAAACTTTCCGAACTGAATCGCACTTCTCTAAGTTAAAATCTGCTAATTTTTGACAAAATAACATAATTTGTTCCTGGAACAACATCAGTCCATAAGTGTTCTCCACCACTTCTTCCCCACCTATAGGCATTTCTTCCGTCCAGTCCTTTTCCCCGTTCTTCCGCAAAATATATTCATTGTGAAAATTGTTTTCCATAGGTCCGGGTCTATAGAGGGCTACACATGCAGACAGTTCGTTTATGTTTTCCGGCTTCATTTTTACACAATATCCCGATAATCCGGCTGAACCAAGCTGGAAAACATCGCCCAGCCATCCTTTGCCTGCATACTCAAACACTTGCTTATCATCCAAAGGAAGACTGTATATATCAACGTCTATTCCGTGGTTTTCCTTTATCAAGCGTAACATTTCCTCGAACTTATCCAACTGGATAATCCCCAAAACGTCTTCCTTTAAGAAGCCTGCCTCTTCCACTTCTGAACCTTCCCAGTCTGTAACCACAAGCCCTTTTTGTGTATGTACGGGCATCCACTCATAGGATGTTTTCCCGTCCGGCAATACTACGGTTCCGCACGCATGCACTGACTGGCTTTTAGGCGAACCAAGAATTACCATCATATCATTAAACGTTTCTGTATGTTCCTTGACAAACTTCTTTAGGTCCTCTTTCCCACATACAGTCTTGAAAAACTCTTCTATCGTCTTTTCTTTATCATCTCCAATACAAGCGGTAAACCATCTGTATAACTGTACTGGTATGCCATCTGCACGCGCCATATCGGATATTGCTTCTTTTAACTGGAAGGTGGTGTAGGTACCAAGCGAACAAACCTGCTCCTTTCCAAACCGCTCTTCCATGTAAGCTTTTATTTCATCCCGTCTTCTGCCGGGAAAATCTGTGTCAACTCGTTACCCCCGAAGGGGTCAGATATCGGGCATTGACCCTAATACGGTCTTTGCCCGACGCTTTATTTCAATATTTTTTACTATCATACCATTACTCGTTTATCAGTTCGTCACCTTCTTTTAACTCTTTGGCTCTAATTATCATTTCCTCGTCATTCCGGACAATCTTTATAAAGGTATTCCCGGATATTTCCTTTTCTCCATTTATCGTTATTATCTCTTCCTCTTCATGCCGAATTAAACGACCCTTTGTCAAAAATCGACTGAATAGGAGTTCGTATTCCAACGGGTTTACATTGACAATACCAAGGAGATAAGAAACGAGACTTCCAGCGCTGCTTCCGCGGCCCAATCCGACCAAAATGTTATTGTCTCTTCCCCATCTAATAATATCCCTCAACATCAAAAAATAGTCCACTACGTCGCCTTCCTCTATGATGGATATTTCCGTGTTAAGTCTTTCTGCCAGTTCCTCTTCGCTGTATCTGTCCAGTATTTCTGGATGTTCTGCCAGTCCGTCAAAGACAAGCGATTCAAACATTTCTGTATTGGAAGCATATTTCTTTTTCTCCTCTTCCGTCATTACATATTTAGGTGCGTGTCTTACCTGTGTTTCCAGCAAATAATTACAGTTTACCGATATGTAATTAAGATTTACCAAAGCTTCTTCAAACAGTCCGAAAAACTTGTCTTCATTCAATATCAGTTTTGACAATTCTTCGTAATATTCCTGGTAATTCTTCATATACTGGTTGTCACTCTCATAATTCGCAACCTTTGCCAGCCTGTTAAGCTTTTCCCTTATAGGAGCATACCGCCTTTCAAGATACCAGGCGTCACATACCGCCACGGATTTATATACACCCACGAATTTTTTCAGATTGTCAAGATATTTTTTATCCCGGTCATTCTTCTTGTATTCCACAGTATCAAGCTGGTAATAGGTATCGTTCCATTTTCTTGACAATATGGGGAGATTTTCAAACATACATGTTTTCGGGTCAAACAACAAGAAACACCCGTCTTTCATTTCTTGCAATTCCTTTTCCGTGATAAAGCCTTTTTCGTCGACATTCAGAATCTTATTTATTTTCAGTAGGTTATTCCATCCCTCCTTGTCCTTGACTATCAGCTTTACTGTATATCGCACGTCCTTCTGCTCGTTATATACAGTAACTTCCATACCGAATATAGGTCTTATATCACTTTTTAGACACGCATTCTGAAACTTGAACGCTGATGCAAGCGTATTCTTTTCGCATATACCAAGCGCTTTTATTCCTAAAAATTTCGCTTTTTCTACCCAATCGGAATAAGAGTGCATTCCGTTCATCAATTCAAAATTGCCGTGCACACCTATATAGGTGTCAAATCTCAAGCTTTCGTCAAACAAATTTGCCTTTCCGATATACTGCAATCGGTTAAGTTTTACTTTATTCTCGTCTCCCTTTTTAAGGTAATACCATACATCACCGAACCGGAAAACATAGTTGTCGCATTCCGTTCTGTCTCCTACCCACTGGAACGAATCGTCAAAGAAAATTCCGTTATCCTCTTTGTCCCATTGGAAAGGTTCAAACAACTCGAATGTTTGCCCGTCAATCTCTATAATATAATTATCCAAAGCATTGAAAGACAGAAAGTTATCCTCCAAATATTTGATTAAATCTTTATACAGTTCATCCATATTTTAGGGTATAAAAAGGGAGTGAAGCGTATTTACTTACACTCCCTGTGAAAAATCAAATCTAATAAAAAACGGCAAGTTTATGATTTGTTAAAATGGTTTCTACAGCAAACGGAAACAACGTTGTAATGCGTTCCCAGCTCTTTTGCTATCTGGATGAATGACCGACCGTCATTCTTTGCAAGTTCTTCCCATACCTTATATGATATACTCCCTTTCTTGTACGGGTTTTCTCCTTTAGGTGAAAGATTGAACTCTTTCTTTACATACCCTTTTTGGGTGTTTACAGATACCTCCTTTGCATATTCTTCAAGCGTCTTTCCCTTTGCTTCCAGTCTTTCAACAACTTGTTGCAAAAGGTCTTCCTTTCTGAATCCGGAAACATTCTGTATTCCAAGCTTCCGACCAACATTTCTTAAAGTCAACAAAGAAAATTCCATACATCAGTCCTCCTTTTTCCCGAATACGGCATCTTTAATCTGCTGTACTCGTTCTTCCGTTGAACCGGAAACAGAAATGTAGGGTATTCCGTAATTATCGACAATCTGCTTTATTTTCCGGTCTATTTCTTTCTGGTATTCTTCATCTTCCGAACGGACCTCATCACCTTGCAATCTGAATGTGATAGGAAGATAGACAAGTAAAGGGAATTCATATTTTCGCTTTACAATCTGTCGTTTCTCCTTAAAGTCTTCTTCTGCCAGGTTATTATATTCCGGGTCTTTCGGGCTGCAATTATCAAAAAGCCATGAAGTGTAGGCATTCACATCAATAATACATCTGTCACTAATGGAAGGTTGTTTCATAGCATCTTCCATTATTTGGGTGTATTTGTCGAATATTTTCTTTTGTGATTCAGAAGTACCCTCCTTATTGATGGTTATTTCTTCCTCCTCAACCATCGTTCTGACAACATTCGTGTAAAACTTCCAGTTGTCGAATTCCGGTTCATTCTGTAAGGCTTTCAATAGGGTTGTTTTCCCCGTACCCTGCGCCCCGGTCATTAATATTTTATCATAATTTCTCATCTGTTGTCTCCTGCTCCATGAATTTTGTCGCGTTGTTTACGCGAAAACAGTTTTTCTATATTCTGCTCGGCAATCTTTTCCGTATCAAGCCCTACGCGGTTAATCATGCTGTTTATTACCTTCCAGGCGTTTTTCCAGGCTTCCAAAACAGCTTTCTTTCTTGCTTCCGGGAATACATTCTGCTCGGCTTCTTTCCAATCGTCACGCAACCACTTTTTAACCTGGTCTGCAATCTTTCCGACTTCCACGGGCAAATCAAACACGCCTGCACCTTCCGCATTTGTCAAAGCTTCTTTCCAATCCCAACCTTCAATGTCAAGATTGCATTCTTTACGAATCATGGCAAGATACCAGAACATATCCCCGATTTCTTTAGAGATTTCTTCCGTTTCTGCCTCGTTATTGATTTTCTCGTAGGTTTCTCCCATCTCCGAACACAAACCAAGTGTTACATAAGACAAAGCCACTTTTCCATTATAGCAAGCTGTAGTAACCGCCTTTTTTTCATACTCGAAATAATTCATATCTTTTGTTTTTAATTGTGATACAAAGTAAAAATTAAATTTTGAGATAAACAAATATTATCTCCAATTATTTTAAATCTTTCATATCAATTTCTTCTAACCATCTCATTTTGAAATAAGTATAGGGTACCTGTTCCGGTATGTCATTAACCCATATTACCACATTATCGTCATTCGGATGGTTTATCCTCACTTTATATTCCCTTCCCTTGTATATCACTATAGTGCCTGGTTTCAATAGGTGGAACCTGTCCCAGAACATAACCGACTTTTTCGTTTTCTCCGAATATTGCAAGTTCGGCAACCCGTATTCCTGCAAAAATTCCTTCAAGTAAAAATCTGAAAACGCCTTGTCACTGTCAAACATCGTACCAAGACGGAACCTTTGTTTCAAGTTCAGAATCTTTGCTTTCTTCTTCTCCGCTATGTCCTTATATGTCTTCACAAGCTCGACACTTTCTATACGATTGTAAACTATCGAGCGTAATTTACAACTCAAATACTCCAATTGCAAGTTAATTACAAACTGCTCCAGACTGATTTTCCGTGATTTTTCCATGTCCTAATTTTTGACTTCAAATCTAACAAAAATTAGGATAAATGGCAAAAAATCAACACTATAAATGTCTTGTATAATAATTAATCGGTTCTGTTATATTGTCAAGCGCCCATAGGAGTTCTTCTTGTGTCGCATCCCCAGGGTCTTTCTTCTTGTCTTCCAGTTCGGCAACCTGTACATTGAAGTACCTTTGCAAGGTCATTGATACCGTCTTAATCATTT